AATAGAGAAGTTTTTAAAACTATTATCTTCTAAAGCTTTTTCAGCGTAGTAAGATTTAAAATCTTTGCAGTCAACAAGTTTGTTTTCTTCCCATATATAATATTTACAATCTTCAAAAGAATCTTTAGACATACTTCCCCTTACTAACGCATTGACAAATCAAATGAGGCCCGTACTGCCTACATATTTTAATGTCTTTATCTATACACTTAACATTCTCAGGTTTGTAGTAGTCCCACTTGCTTCGTTGTGTGCCATCAGTAGCACAGGCGGGTAATAATAACAATAATAAAAATAATTTAACCTTCACAGCTTAAGCACTCCCCTTCTTCTAAGTTAATTCTTGGTATTTTGATGTTAACATTCTCTGTATTTCTAGCTGCATTAGAGCGTAGGTAATACATAGATTTGAGTTTGTTAGCTCCTGCCCAATGTACGCTATTAATATACTCCAGATACTCATCGTGTACCTCCTGTTCCGCTGTAGCTGGTGGTGGAATAAAGAATAAGTTTACTGACTGAGCTTGGCATACATACTTCTGTCGTTGATAAGCGTGTTCAACAATCCAAATCTGATTTAGTTCAGGAGCAGTTTTAAATATATCTTTTTCTTCCTGAGATAGTACATCTATAAATGCAACAGATCCTTCATTAGCTGCAATGTCTTTCCAAGTTTTTTCTGTATTTATTCCTTTCTCATCCAGAAGCTTTTCTAAGTACTTGTTCTTTACTTTGTATGAACCAGTTAAAGTCTTGTGCGTAAATACGTTAGCCCTCGTAGGCTCAATACTAGGACTCGTTCCACCACATATAATACTACTGCTGGCATTAGGAGCAATAGCAAGCAGATGTGAGTTACGAAGACCATCGCCAACCATATCAGGAGCCTCGCCCCTAGATCCAGCAAGTTGTACGCTTGCCGCAGTAGCTCTTTCCTTGATGTGTTTAAAGGCTCTATTGTTAAAGCTGGAAGCGTACATTCCTTCAAAAGGGAGTCCGTTACGTTGAAGATAAGAATGAAAGCCCATCGCACCAAGGCCAATCGCACGTTCTCTATATGCACTATAAGCGGCTTTTGCAAAGCCTGTTTTGTCTCTGTCCACTTCAATTTCAAAGTCCTCCAAACTATCTATTTTATAGTTGTATATATCACCATCAACAGCTAAAGCATTATTAATAAAATGTTCTAGTGTGTTATCCAGCATAGTAACCAGATCACTTATGAACATCTCCTCATCTTTCCAATCATCAAAGTATTCTAAGTTAACACTAGATAGGCAGCATACTGCTGTTCTTTCTTCGCTCGTAGGCAGCGTTATCTCAGAACATAAATTACTTTGTATTACTTTCAGCCCTAGTTCTTTCTGTTTCTTAGGAAGAAATCATTACACCTATCTAGATTAACAATATAAGGCTCACCTGTTTCTGCTCTGGTGTGGACTAGCTGCCACCATAAGTCTCTAGCTGATAGAGTCTTTATAGCTTGCTTTGACTTAGGATCTATGAGCCTCCAAGGAAGGTCATGTTGGACAGAATATAAGAACTCATCATTAATAGTAACGCCGTTATGAAGATTAAGACATTTGCGATTAAGGTCACCACCAGTAGTTTTTCGCATAGCAACGAACTCTTCAATTTCTGGATGGCTAATATCCATGTACGCAGCATAAGATCCTCTCCTTGTAACGCCTTGATTGAAGGCAAGCATTTGACTGTCTACAACATGCATGAATGGTATGCTACCAGTAGACTGACTACCGTTAGCAGTAGATACGCCATTACTGCGAACATCGCCCCAATACCCGCCGATACCTCCACCTCCGCTTGCAAGCCAAATGTTCTCATCATAGTGATCAGATAAACCACGCCTTGAGTCAGGAACATAATTAAGAAAGCAACTGATAGGTAAACCACGTTTTGTTCCCCCGTTGCTAAGGATAGGAGTGCTAAACATGAACCAATTAGAACTTGCGTAATTATAAAGTCGCTGCGCAAGATCGAAGTTAGTATATCCTTGATAAGTAGCGCCATATACAGCAGCCCGTGCGAAAGCTTCTTGAGCATGTGTTTCATCTTCCCAAAAGTATCTGTCTTTTAAAGTTTCTAAAGAGAACTCATTGAGTAATTCTTCTTTATCGTAATCAATCTCTATCCCTAAATAATTCATCTTCCCAATTTTTAATGTCATCTATATCTTCCTTCTCTCTTAACTGCGACTGCCTATACCCTTTGGTACGTGCTTTGTTCTTAGATTGTTTACGTTTGTTAAACCTTTCAGTTCGTTCTGCTTTCCTATCCCAAGACATCCTGATTCTCCATCAGAAAAGCCATGAGCTTCTCTTCATACCAACGGGCTTTGCGTAGGTCTTCAATAGGTTTATTTTTATATCTGAATCTCCAGCGATACTTCAGAGAGTTTCCACGTAGGTATCCTATAAACTCATCGGGCGTAAGCATTGCTTCAATAGCTTCTATGCACTCTACATGGCCGTTATTATAATGAGGTGGGTGATCTACCATAGTGTTTATTAAATTAGAATATGATTTACCCAAGCGATTATCAGATATGTTTTCACCGTATACAGGGTGATCATTAGGCCCGTCCCATTCTTCTGTATCTTTTTTGTTTAAGTTATTCCACTCTTCTGGTGTTGCGTCATCAATGCTTTTCATTGCATCTCCAAGTTTGTCTTATCAGTTCGTTGTTTGTACTCTTCAGTCTTTCTAGCTTTAGAATCTATCCAAGCTGCTGGTATGCTTTCTTCACTATACCATCTGAAGTTATTTGTTTCAGCCCATTCTGCATGAGATCTTTTAGTACCATCTTTGCGCCTCTTTGCTCCCGGCATAGGAGCAGAAGGATTAGCAAACAAGAATACAAGCTCAGTGTTTTTAGGTAAAGCTTTTCTCAACCATATGTACTTACTGTACTCAGCATGATCCCAGAATCTGCCTTTGGATTCAAGAAGTATTCTCTTCTTACCTAGAATCTTAAAGAAGTCTGGCTCGTATGTATGCTCTGTAACATATGGAACTTTCTCTGTGTGATGCTCCCAGTACTTTAGTATACCTTCATGTAACACTGCTTCCCATATTGAATCGTATGAGCTTCCATCAGGCTTTCTATACTTCTTTGGTCGAGGTACTCTAGGCTTACGCGCTGCCATCTACTAGATTCCTTCTATGAACAGCATCTCGTTGTCTGCTTGCTATTGAATTTAGATCACTGAGAGTAACGGCTTCAACATCAAGGTTACTGTTTTGTTGTAACATCTTCTTTAGTTCTTTGTTGATCCATCGTGGAGTCATAGGCACACACCTGATACCTGATTTAACTGGAGCGTATATCTCTGTTTCAGGCATGAACTGCATGACATTCTTAGTGTTAACTTTAACAGCTTCTTCATCAGATACCATGCTTCTTAGCCAATCAACAAGAAGACTCTCTGTCTTCCTGTGTATCTGTTTTAATTTATTTTTGTTCATTAGTTTTAATTGTACCTATTATTATAGCAGTTAAATTTACTTTTGTCTAGAGGGATCATAGTTTTTTACTAGCTTCCAGTACGAAAGTACGTTATTAAACATTTCTCTGTGCTTGCTATGAGTTTCTTCTCTCCACCTGTAACAGGATATGTAACTTATGTCTTGCCTGTCAATAAATATAGACACTCTCTCAACTTTATCAACAAAGCCGCACCCTTGCGCATAGGCAGATAGCTGCATACCATATTCATCATAAGCTAAGCTGGAAGGTTTCTTTTCCTTTATATTATCTTTAGTCTTAAAGTCTATAAAGATTCCTTCTTTAGAATGTAAATCTATTTTACCTCCGTATCCTAACTCAGAGCAGAAAGATCCTTCAGCTATCCATTCTTGATCAGGATAAGCTGAGTCTAGGTATTTTTTCACAGCGTCATAAGGAACACTTCGATAATTCTCTGTGAAGCCTCTCTCTATAAGGTCATGTATTCTTGTACCTTCTTTTGCAGCGGCCATTCCAATCTCTTTAGATGCTTGTGCGCATCTATATATGAAAGATTCTACAGACTCTCCTTCTTCTTTTGGCATAGTCAAAGATTCTTTAAGTGCCTGAGTTAACTTCCAATAATCTAAAGAAGGCTTAGCCATTAGGTTCATTACACTAGTAACAGAGGGGACGTACTTATACTTTCTTGCATCTCTGAGGGTAGTATTTCTTTTTTTACCGTTGACTCCTATGATAGTATATTTTGACTTTCCTTCTTGATCATACCAGTGGCTACCATCAGATGAGTTATTAGAAGAGTTCAAGTTGCTTCCCCTCAAATAAAGGATCTAGTTTACTAATAGCAAGACTAGCATCACAAACAAACCATTCACCTCTACGCTCATAATGCTTCTCAAGAAGAGAATGTGCCTGTGCTTCAGACTCTCTCCTGTTCTCAGTGTTGTATGCTTTTACTAAATCGTAGTCCCT